TCCTCCTGACGGGACTGCTCGATCTGATCCTCACCGGTGTAGCGCATCGCCGCCCAGGTGCTCTGCCCAGGGGTGTAGACCACGCGGCGGCACTGGCCGCCCTTGGCAATCATCTCCGGATTCTTCACGGAATAGGAGACGTTGTTCTTCTTGTCGATCACCAGCGCCTCCGTCAGCACACCGTAGTGATCCTCCCGCACCGTGCAGGCCAGTACCGGAGAATCATCATCGATCACTAGCCGCTTTCCGCTGTCCTTCTCCGGCACCGCCAGCATGGCACCGTTCACCGCGAAGCGGGGCAGGAATCCACCGTAGGTCCGGCAAAAATCCGACAGCACCTTCCACTGGCTGACGCCTGCCGCCGCGGTAAACACCGAGTCCGCCCGCACGTCCGCGATCTCGCGGGTCACGATGCCGTAGGGCGTCACGTGACAGCGGATGATCTCCGCGAGAGTCGCGTTCTCATAGGTCACCGGCCGACTCTCGTTGTCCAGCAGACGGGCGGCGGCGCCGCGGCCCGAGAGGGTGGCGGTCATTCCGTTCTCCCCCAGTTCCACTGTGTATTCGTCCACGATACCGCGGGAGACGATCCTTCCGTTTTCAATGCCCATGAAGCCCGCCGCCTTCTCCAGATAAGGCATCAGTTTCCGGTCAAAGAGGAAAGTGACAGAATAGCTGTCACAGGGCACGCCGCCCGTGTGCACCACAGTCCACTCCAGCAAGGGCGGCAGATCGTACACTTTATGGTCGCAGGTAAACAGTCGTCCCGTCATGGAATGGTCACCTCATCTCCCGGATAGATCAGATTGGGATTCTTGATCCGCGGGTTGGCGGAGATCAGCGCCGTCAGGCTCACGCCGTACCGCTTTGCAATGCTCCACAGGGTGTCTCCCTTACGCACGGTATACACACCGGTTGCCGTACCTGTGCCCGCACTCTGTTGAACGAACTCCGCATCCGCCTCCTCTGCGGGTTCCACTTCCGTCAGCACGGAACCGTAACCGCCCCAGTCCTCCCAGAATTCAAAGCTGTATCGCACATAGTCCGGCAGGGGTTCCTCCTCCACCGTCAGGGAGACAAACCAGGCCCGCTCCGCTTTCCAGACGGGGTGTACCAGAAGGCCTGCTCCGCTCTGGTGGAACACCTCCGCCAGACGACGGAACTCCTCATAGGCGCCCTCGCCCGCAAATTCGCCCTCACCCCGCAGCACCCGATAGGTGCTGCCCAGATCCTGAATCACGCACTGCCCGAAGGGCACCGGATGGACCGCCAGCCGTCTCCGGCGCTCCACAGCGCAGACCTCCGGATTGTGAGGCCAGGTATAGTCCTTAAAACGCATCGGCGCCAGATACACGCCCACTCCCCCTCTCAGTAAATAGTAAATCCGCCGTCATAGCGGCGGGCGTCCCGCTGGATCGTGCGGGAAAGCCTTCTCGCATCGCTCTGTACCGCAACAGCAGAGAGCGCACTTTCTGCCGAATACCGTCTTTCGGCTGCCGCCCCCTGCGCAAACCGCTCCGCATCGCGGCGAAGGCTTCGCCCCGCCGCTCCCGTGGCGGCCGGACGGGCCGTTCTCCTGCTCCCCTCTGCCGCCAAACGGGGGTGCAGCAGCTCTGCCGCAGTATCAGCCGAAGACTCTTCCGTGGGAGGGGGCGCCTCCTCCCCCTCCCGTTCCTCCTCTGCCGCGCCCAGCATCAGCGCCTCCAGCGCACGCTTCTGCCGCAGCAGTTCCTCTTTCACGTAGTCCATGAACATCCCTCCCGCAGTGCCTCAAAGCGCTCTGTGTCAAAATCCGGATTCTCCACCGCATCCACGGCAGGTTTTTCCACCGCCAGCCGGCGCAGCAGATTCTCCATCTCCCGGGGAGAGAGGGCCTCCAGCACCGCTTCCGCACTCTCAAAGACCGGCTCTCCCTGAAAGAAACAACTTTCCGCGATCACGGCGGCGTTGCAGAGAAGGGCCCGTTCCATGGATTCCTCCGCCGTCTTACCACTCTCCCGCCAGAGCGTCAGAAGCCGCCCTGCCGTGAGATGACGCAGCTCGTCCCACTCTCTCATGCAGTGGTCTCAATGCGCTTGCTGGCCACCACGGTGACCTTTTCGGCCACCATGGAGTTCAGCTGCCCCTCCTCCTCAATGGTGCTCCACTCACAGCCGCTGTAGATCACCTTGCGGTCCGGCTTGCAGATCACCAGAGAGAAGTCGGAGAGATCGTAGAAATTGATGCCGTCAGACACGGCGTCATCGGTGGCATACAGGCGTGTCAGCTGCAGCGTATACTTCCGCTGACCCGCAATGGTAGCCACAGGCTCGCTTTCGCCGAACGCCTCCACACAGCGGGAGGACTTGCTGGCCTTTGCGGTGTAACCCTGCACCACGGCCACTTTTTTACCCTCCAGTTCCAGATAGATATCGGAACTGGTGGGAAAACCCTTCACTTCCATGTTTCCTGCCTCCCTCTCTTAAACGGTGATATGGACAGTCAGATAGATCTGGTTCAGGCCGTGGGCCACGGCAAAGCTGAACTCCACCAGACACACGGAGGGATCCTCCTCCATGGCCGTCACGCTGACTTCGCCATAGCTGTCGATGATCTCCGCCGCCAGCTTCTTCTCCAGTTCCACAATAACCTGCGAACGGATCGCGCCGCGGCTGCGGGCGGTGTTCTTGGCGCGGGTAAAGCGGCTGCGCAGAGCGGCACGGATGGAGGGAATGATATCATCCACGATGAGGATGGTAGTCAGTTCCCGCCAGGTGGTGTCCGCCACGCCGCCGGTAGTGGTTCGGGTGGTGATGCCCCGCACGGGAGAGATCACACCCGCCACACTCTCCAGCGGCGTCACGCCGCCCCGCACCAGCAGGTCGATGTCGTTGTCGCCGTAGTCCCCGGCAAGGCCGCCGAGACCGGTCAGCTCCGCACCGTTCAGAGGAACGGCAGGGTCGCCGCCCACAGCCAGCACACCGGCCACAGCGGCCGCCGCAAACACACCGGGCAGGACGCCGCCGTCACGGTCCAGCGCGTCAGGGCCCACCAGCACCATGCGCTCGCTGTTGAGACTTGCAGCACGCTCCACCAGCTGTACCGTGGTATCGCCGCTGCCGCCCACCACGGCAATGCGTTCCCTGCGCTGTGCAGAAGCAGCCTCCACGGCGGTACGCAGCGCCTGCTGCACCTGCATGTCGGCGCTGTCGCACACCACGATCTGCACGTCCTGTCTGCCCAGCACATCAAAGGCAGTCTGATAATCTGCCAAAGCACCCCCGTCCGCCACACGAACTGCCGCTACGGTAGCCGCACCGTTGGAAAACAACAGCCGCAGAATGGTGCTCATGCCTGCCTCCGTGTCCTCGCCAAAGGCGGACACACCGGCGGTATAGCTGGTGAGGATCACCGCCTCACCCACGGTACCGCGGACAGCCTTTGCCACCACGCCCACGGTTTTGCTGCCGCGTCCGGCCGTCACTACGGCCGATGCGTCATAGGCCGAGTAAACACCCGGCCGCTCATGTCTTACTTCACTCAATCCTGCATGACTCCTTTCAAGATAAAGTCCAGGAAGGTCTCGCCGTCCTCCGCACTCTCAGCCACGAACATGGCCTGCGCATGCAGCGCGCCACGACGCAGGAACAGGCCCGTGGCCTTCTCCCATTGGAGCGCCTCCCAGCGCAGTTCTCCGGGCCGAATCCCAGCAGGAAGCTGCTCCAGCTCCAACAACACCTCGGCCGCCGCCTCGCAGCCGGCCTCACAGTCTGCCGCCCGCTCTGCCCGAATGTCCACGAGGATGTCCCCCTCCAGCTGCTTGCCGTAAAGTTCCCTGACTGTACCGGCGCTCTGGTCGTAATACTCGCCCAGATAGTTGCAAAAACCCAGACAGCGTCCCTCGGCAGCCCCCACTGCCACCGTGGCCACAGGGCCGGAATACTCCTTTGCCGGACTGTCGGGAAAGGCCTCCAGCGCTGTGATACCGGCACCGTTCAGAGCCTCCAGCACCGCACGGCGCACCTGTACCAGTTCCTTCATGTCGCCGCCTCCTTTGCCCGCTCCAGAGACGCCCACCAGTACAGCAGCGTCTCTCCGATGTAATACGGTCTGCTGCTGCGCACCCGAAACTCCACACCCTTCCAGAGCACGCTGTCACCCGCCGCCACGGCGGCCTCTCCCAGATAGAGCCACAGCCGCCCGTCAACGGCTCCCAGCGCCGTCATCCGCTCCGGAACCTGTTCCTGCTTCTGCGTCACCGGCTGCAAAAAGGCGCGGCTCTCCGCTTCGCCCCCGCCGGTGCGCAGCGTCACGGTCTGCCCGTAGCGGCGCAGGATGTCTCTCACCTGATCGTTCATCCTTGCACCCCTTTGAAACAGAAATCCTCCGTCAGCGCATAGGGTGCCATCAGCCGCTCCGCGCTCTTTCGCAGCGCCTCCGCCTGACCGCCGCCGGAAGTGCTTCCGGTCTTGACGGAGATCTCACCGGCGGTAAAGGACTCCACACTGCCGCCGCCCCGACTTGCAAGGAAGTCCGCCGCCGCAGAGAAAGCCGCCGCACAGGCAAAGGCCTCGCCGCAGTCCTCTGCTGAGACGCCCTCTTTCAGACGGGAGCTCCATGCTGCCTCTTCTGCCGCGCACAAAATGCGCAGCAGTTCCTCCTCCGTTCCGGTCACACCGGCAACACCCGCTGCCAGCGCCAGAATCCTCTCCTGCATCCTCACTCACCTCACCC